ATCATGAAGATATTGACCTGTTATTCAGCCCGATATTACGGTGCAAGGGGCGGTAGAAAGAAGAAAATAGCGGTTGTCGAATCTAATGCAATATAAAAAGGAGGCGTTGAAAAAAAGTGAGTCAACTTTGATAATAATCTATGCGGGATAAATTGGGATGCGTATGAACACTAAAAACCTCCCCACAATATTAATCATAATCCAGATATGCGCCTCAGTACCTTATGGCATCCAGGGCGATTGGCGACGGTGTTTATACTGGATATTCGCGGCGGGGATAAATGCCGTTGTTACATATTAACGAAGCGGGGATAAGAAAATGCGTAAGGAGGAGTGCGAATGAAAATTGATATCTATAAAGTATATTATCTTCTAGGCGGGATAATCCAATACGTTACGATGGCAATGTTTATTTATGCCCTTTTTGGGGTGGTTATTTGGATAAGCCGCGACGCCTTGCATTTATCTCCCATGATGATCCGGGCAGTCATTATCATTATTGCGATGACTGGTGTTATTAGTGCAGTCGTCGATTTTATAAAAGGACGACTGCCATAAAATGCTAGAATGGTTAATACTAATCATTGGGATTCCGATTGCTTTCGTTTTAACCATTTTATTTTATGTCATTTTAATCATTACAGAACATTTCCATAAGAGGCGGGGATGATGATTTTTTCAGTTCTATGCCTTGTTTCGTTTGTTATCGGAGCGTGGTTGGCTTACCCCGCAGGCAAAACACAAGGGAGGGTTGAAGAATATGAACGATGGCTCAATGTCTTCGAGCGGGTTGGGATCAACGAATGGGAGATATTTGAAAATTGCGAGAAAGTTTTATCGGAGGGAAGCCAGGACCGCGTTTTCAAAGTTATCAAACGTCGTGGAAATCATGCCGTTAAGGCAGAGGGTGGCGTTGGCGATAAAGATAATTCTCGAAAAGCTCTGAAATGCGCGTTCTGCTTGCGATTTGATGATTGCATGGCCTCAATGGATTCAGCGTCGCCCCTGCCGATCAAGTGTATAACAAAAAATTACCAATTCTTTGAACTAGACAAAAGGAGCCTCTATGGAGAGCATTAATCTGTTGTTATTAAATTTGATCGTCTATGCTTACACAATAACGTTCGGATTGGTAGTTGATGATGAGGCGCGATATCGCACAAAAAAGAAGTTCAGGGATTTGCCAACAAAGTTATACGGGGCCGGGACGTTTGGGAAGGTCCTATGGGTTGACCATCTGTTTACAATTCTCTTACACTCAACCGTATGCGTCCTGATTTATCATGTTTTTGGGCAGACGCAAACGGCATATTTGGCCGCGATGCTGTTTGCCATAAACCCTATTAACAGCCAAGGGTCGATTTGGATGAACGGCCGGCGATATGTCGTTAATACCATCCTTGTCCTTTCGATGTTTTTATGGGCCCCATGGGGCGCGGTGTTGTACATGTTCACGCCGTTCTTCCAGGCAAACGCGGCGCTTAGTCCGCTGATCTTCTTGTTTTCAAAATATCCATATCTAGCATTAATGATCCCGGTATTCTTTATCATGGGCAGAGGCAACATTATTCAGTGGTATCGCCTAAGGGCAATAAATTTGCATGGGACCGAGATGGCCAGGATCCGCCCGGCCAAAATAATTATCATGGTAAAGACTTTCGCGTTCTATCTGTTCTCATGCTTAATCCCGCAAAGAGTGTTAATGTATAACCCTTTTCTGGAGTCGTTCGGCGTCCACCGGGACTGCAATAAATATTGGTATAAAAAAAATTGGTTGTTTTGGCGTGGAGTGCTGGCGATAGTTTTCGTCGGGTACTTGATTTTTCACTTCGGGATTGATTCTTATATTGGATTTGGACTGGCGTGGTACTGCTTATTTATTTTTCAGTGGACAAACTTAATCACCACCACACAACAAGTCGCAGAACGCTATTGCTACCTTGCTAACATAGGATTGATGGTTGCCTTAGCTGGCGTCTTGCAATATTTCCCCCGAGAGTTCTCTGCCGGTGTCCTGGTATTTTATGCGCTGAAATTATACCAATTCATGCCAATGTGGAAAGATATGGGGCATTTTATTTATTGGCAAATGTTTTATGGCTGGGATGATGCCCGCCCGTCCATATTTAGGACCAACAGTTACTTAGCTGATGGCGACCTATACCGGGCTTATGTCACATGCGAGAACGCTTTGCTCAACCACCCTAACGACTGCAAACTGAATATGATCATGTCAATAATCTGCCTTAATTTATCTAGGGTTGATTTTGTCGATTGGGCGCGGAAAGGGCTCTTGCACCAAAAACGCGCTGAACAGTTTATAATCGAACCCAAGCGCGACGAATTAATGTCTATGATAATTGACATAAAAGATCAGCTTAACAAAAGGATTAAAAGCGTAAGATGCTAACCTGCAAATATTGTGGGAAACCGCTTGTTAAGAAAACTGTGTGGCAGACAACATGTAATGACCCGGAATGTCAAAAAGCCAGGAGAGCAGAGAAATATCTCCAATGGTACAAAAAAAACCGATCTAAACGGTTAACATATTTGAAAGAATATCGGGAACTATAATTCCTTAAAACAACCGTAAGGTTGTTCGCCAAACCAAGGAATTTTCTGCTAGTGTGTAGCTAGGTAACTTCTTCTTCCAAAATTAATTTTTTACCAGGACCCGTTTCCATTGCGATGGGTGGACGCGGGTACTTTCTTTTTGTCCTATGGCGAGAAAATCATTATCAGACAAGATTGATTATAAACAGCTCAAGACATTATGCTCTTTTGGCCTTACAGATATTCAAATCGCACAATTTTACGGAGTGACCGAGAGGACGATCAACAACTGGAAATCAAATCGGTTGTTCATGTCAGCGATGAAGCACGGGAAAGATATCGCCGACGAGAACGTAGAGGCCGCCCTTTATCACAGGGCTATAGGGTATTCTCACCCAGAAGAAAAAATATTCTGTCATGAAGGCGATATTGTTCGGGCCGAAACAACCCGGCAGTATCCTCCTGACACAACTGCATGTATTTTCTGGCTTAAGAACCGCAAAAAACTCGTTTGGCGCGACCAAGACCAAGGGAAAGACCAGGTGTTCCCTGACATCAATATATTCATAAAAAACGAACAAATAACAGGTGCCAATGGCAACGGTAACGGTAACGGAAAATCAAGCCGAACAAAAACGACCGTCCAAAGATTTCGAGCTGACGGGACGTCAAAGTTTAGCCTTCCAGATTCTCTTTGATCTTCTTCTCTCGGCAGTGCGTTTGTTGTATGGCGGGGCAAAAGGAGGCGGAAAGAGTTTCTTCGGATGTCTTTGGGTTGTTAAATGGTCGCATTGGCTGATTAAGTTTTTTGATATCAAGCCAAGCGACAATCCTCCGGCTATTGGGTTCATGGGCCGCAAACGTAGCGTTGATTTCACAATGACAACGCTCGAAACATTTAAGCGCATTATCCCCGCGTCGATATATCGCATCAATGAGCAGAAGAAGGAGATCATCCTCTGGGACAGAGTAAAAGTCTATTATGGCGGGTTAGACGACCAGGAAACGATTAATAAGTTCAACTCAATGGAGTTATGTTTTTTCTTTATAGACCAAGCTGAAGAAACTGAGCGTGGGGATTTGACAGAGTTAAAGGCTTCTTTACGGTTTAAATATAATGGCAAACAACCGCCGTATCGTGAGCTTTATACAGCAAACCCAGCGGAATGTTGGCTAAAGCAGGATTTTATCAAAGGGGGAGGCGGCGAGACTTATTATTTTGTTCCGGCTCTCCCGTCAGATAACCCGCATCTACCCAGCGATTATGACGGCACACTTGAGATTGCGTGTAAAGGCGACCCGGCCTTATTAGCGGCATACCGTGACGGGGATTGGGACGCATTGGCTCAGACCAATGTCCTGATCACGGACGTTATGCTTGAAGGGCTAAAAGGAATAACCCATAACCGGCATTACCTCAAACGGGTTGTTGCTTGCGATCCGTCAGAGGGCGGGGATGAATGTGTTATTAAAGTTTTTGAGAATGAACGTGAGATTGAACAGCTGATCCTGCATTACAAAGATGCCGTTAAAATTGCCCACGAAATAGACATGATGCTCCTTAAACATGACGCCTGGGCGTTCTGCGTTGATGTTATCGGCAATGATGTATACGACATTGTTTCTGACATGACTCGGGCCAGGGGGGTTAAAGGCATCCCGATAAATAGCGCAGAGAAGGAAAATGTCTCGCCAAAGTTTTTTAACCGCAGGGCTGAGATATGGTGGTATGTGGCCAGGACAATGATCCTGAACAAAGAGGTCCACGAGATCGAGGACGAACAGACGCGGGGACAGCTTATGTCTGTTTACTATTCCATCGTGGATTCCTCCGGGACCGTGAAATTGGAGAGTAAACAACAGACAAAAAAACGCCTTAAAGGGCGGAGTCCTGACCGTGGGGATTGCTACGTCTATGGGATTTGGGCGTTACAGTTCGTAGAGGATGTCAATAAGTTCAAGAAAAAATTAGCGATGGCCAGCAGGCCTGGGAGATATAATCGCGTCTCAAAATATGAACCCGTAAATGTATGGGCGGTGTGAGCTTATGAAAGCAACAAGAGAAAGAATTGATAAAGATTTTAGGCGGGCAAGACGGTTATCTGCTGGCTGGACAAAGGCCGCAAAGGAAGACTTAAAGATAGCGCTGGGCGATCAATGGGATTCTGACGCCAAACGGATACTGGAAGAGCAGGGGCGTCCAGCCTTGAACCTCAACATAATCCAGCCGCTTTTATTTTTAATCTCCGGATATCAAAGAGATTCGCGGTCCACTCTCCGCGCATACCCAGAGGGGCAAGAAGACAATATAAAAGCCGATATCACTACCAGACTGATTAAGAACATGGTTAAGAAGTCTGATGCGAATTATAAGATGTCGTTTGTTTTTGAGGATGGGATAACCTTGGGTAAAGGGTTCGCCTTGCCGTTCTTTGACTATACATACGATCTTATTCATGGGGCCATGAAGTTCAAAAAAGGTGATCCGTTCTCGATTCGCATTGACCCTGGGGCGTCTGAATATGACATGTCGGACGCGAACTATGTTGTGATTGACTCTTTCCCAAGTGAAGAAACATTAATCGAATTTTTCCCTGAGAAAGAAGCGGTCATTAAAGCGCTGGCAAGAAGCCAGGGGACATCCGATACCGATATTGATGTTGATTTCAAGGAGGATGAAGATTATAAGGCTGCTGACCAGATGGACCCCAGCGCAGGAGATTCAGACGAAAACGAAGACAACCCTCATCATTTGATCGAGTACCATTACAAGAATTTTGAGACGAAATATCTAGCCGTTGATACTTTCGTCGGAGAACATCAATTATTTGATACTAAGAAAGAAGCCAGAGCTTATCTGAACACATTGGCTACGGTTCATCCGCCGGAAGAGCAACTTAACAAAGACGAAACGCAAAAGATATTTAAACGGAAGGTCCCCGAGTTTCGTATAGCGTGGAAAGTTGGGGACGTTATTCTTGACGACCAAGTATCCCCATTTTTCCCCCAATGGCGGAACTTCGGCGTTATCCCGTTTTTAGCACACTATAACCCAACCGCAAAGCAGGCACTCAAGCGCGAGGACTTGGCTTACCAAGGGATTGTCCGGAATTTAAAGGACCCACAGCGGGAGAAGAACAAACGGCGCAGCAGTACGCTGCACATTTTAAACACGACAGCAAACGCGGGATGGCTGTGTGAGGAAAATACTTGGGTTGACAAGGAAGAAGTCAAGGAATTTGGTTCTAAGCCTGGCGCCATTTTGGAATACAAGACAGGGAAACCCAAGCCAGAGCGGTTGACGCCGGCCAATATCCCTCAAGGGCACATCATCTTAGAAGAGCAGTCAGAGCAGGACATCAAATTGATATCCGGTGTTAATGCCGATCTGCTTGCTATGCAGGACAAAAATACATCTGGGAAAGCTATCGCGTTGCGGCAGCAGCAAGGAATATTAATGCTCCGCAGGATTTTTGATAATTTTTCAATGTCTTTAATGATCCTTGGCCGGTTCATGTTGTCGCAAATGGGCCAATTCTATACCGTTGATAAAGCCAAGCGTGTCTTGGGAGAGCGGTTTTTGATGGACAATGGGCAGGATATTCCTGTCAATAACCCCTTAACCGGGCAGCCTGGAGTTGACCCAATGACTGGCCAGCCGCAAACTAAGCGGGTTCCGCTCGACGACGAAGTCATTGCCCAATGTTTACAAGATACCGAGCAAGGAGATTATGACATTTCAATCGGCGAGGGGCTTGATAGCCCGACTGTCCGTTATGCAACGTTTATGATGTTGCAGGAAATGTCTCAGTCTATGCCTATTCCTCCTGAAATTATGATGCAGTATGCGGATATCCCAGATGATGTCCAGCAAAAGATTAAAGCATATCAGGCGCAAGCCCAGCAGATTCAGATGATGCAGGCGCAAGCCGTAGCGCAACGAGGGAAACCCGATACGCCGGCGGGATAATCCCGGTGAAACCCCTCTTTTGAGTGAAAGGAAAATATTATGGGTAAACAAATTAATTCTGACGTGGACCATTCAACAGATTTAGGCCAAAACGACCTCAATCTCCCTTTGGACGAGGATATCTCTTCAGCGTCTAAACAAACTCCTGAGGATCCCCACTCTCCATTAAATTCCGAGAATCCTGCGGAAATTGACAACAAGCGCGCAGACGACGGTGAGGAGGAAGAACCAGAAGGGCAAGATAACGAAGCTGACCCTGTTGTTGCTGCTGGGGATCAAGTTGTGGATCCTGATGACGAGGAAGATTCATTCCAAGAACTACCTAGCGACCAAGTCAATAAATTAAACGTCAAGGAGAGAGCCTTTTACCGAGACTTGAAGAAGGAACGGGAAAAAAGGCAAAAAATAGAAGTTGAACGTGATTTTTTGCTTTTTCAAAAAAAATACGGTCCTTCTGCCGATAAACAGAAGGTTAATGAAGAAGATGAGGAGCACCAAGATGAATGGCAAGACCCGTTTTCCGGGAAGGACCCTGATGATGTAGTTACGCTAAAGGAACTTCAGGAGCGGGAAAGGTCAAAGCAAGCGTTCGAGGAAAGAAAAGCAGGGAAGGAACGTGAAAGACAGAGGAAACAAAAAGACGCACAAGCGGCTAGGGATGCAGAGAACAGCCAAAAGATCGAGGCGTTAGAATCCAAGTTCAGACGTACACATCCAGATTATGACGAGGCGTTGAAATTGGCAGGCGAGGTGATCAAGAAGCGGCCTAGCTTAGCCTTTGCAGTCCGAGCAGAAATGGATGACCCGGATGGAGACCCCGTTTCCGCCGTATATGAACTTGCGAAACAACATCCTGATTATGCCAAAATTCGTGGCAAAAAAGACACGAAAGATAACGTCAACCGTATTGTGCGTAACGCAAGCAGACCTAGGACGATTGCAAATATGAACGAACAAGGCGGAGCCGCTGATGATCTGGAAGGGATGGACTCTGAAGAGCTGGGTAAGACTTTAGCGGGGTTCTCAGAATCCCAGTTATCAAAAGTCCCGCGAAAACTACGAGAAAAAGCACTTCGCGGATATTAACCGCATTGGGCATACGAGGAGGTTTAGTCAATGGGTAATTATTCAGGATTAAGCACATTTGCAAAACAGCTTTGGGATAAGGAGTTGATTATCGAAGCTATTGAGCAGATGTGGCTAAAGAAGTTCATGTCTCAACGGGGCCGGTCTCCGATCCTGTTGAAGACTGAGTTTGAGAAAGAAAAAGGGTATCGCATGACAGTCGGCTTGACTATGAAGCTCGACGGGGAAGGTGTTGACGGAGACAACGAGTTAGAAGGCAACGAAGAAGATCTGGATGAATACAGCATGACGTTTGATATTGACCAAAAACGTAATGCTGTTCGCTTGAAAGGTCGAATGGATGAACAGAAGACGGCTTACAACATGAGAAGCACAGCTAAAGAAGTTATTGGGATTTGGCTGGCAGAAATCATGGAGAAAGAGTCGTTTAGGAAGATGGCGGGGCTTACGACTTACACGTTCTCTAACACGCCTACCGCTCCGTCTACAAACAGGATCATCTATGGCGGAGACGCCACATCTTATGCTGACATTGAGACGGCAGATAAGATGACCCTTGCCTTGATACATAAAGCAGTCGTGAAAGCCCTCACTGTTACACCTAAACTCCAGCCTATCCGGTATGAAGGCCGGGATTATTACATCCTTGTCATCCACCCGAACCAGAGCTATGACCTGCATCAAGACACCGGATATACGGCCCTTATGCGAGACGCCGAAGTCCGCGGGAAAACAAACCCGTTAATTAACGGAGCGGATGCGGTTGTGGCATGTGCTGGCGCAACGGTTATCATTCACGTTCACACTTACGTCCCGACATTCAGTACATGGGGGGCTGGTGGGGCTGAACCTGGAGCCCGAGGGTTATTGCTTGGCCAGAAAGGGTTAGCGATCGGGCTGGCATCAGCCGGTCCTGGTTGGGCAGAACGCGACTTTGATTATGGCAACAAGTGGGCTATCGCAGCTGGGCGTATTATGGGTTTCCGCAAGACTGTATTCAATAGTGAAGATTTTGGGGTTATCGCCATCGACACTTACGCCACAAGTTTATAAATCATTGATTAAGAAGGGTGAGAGGGGGTATCCATTCCCCCTCTTTATTAAGCAATAGGAGGGCAAATAGATGTCTTACATAGCAACATTAGTAAAGTCTATGGGATTAAGTGGCGGGGAAGCTATCCGCACTTATGACGTTAGCCCAGATTCCAGTAGGGGGAGCATTACGATTTCAGACGTTACTTCCGCTTTTGTCATGGGGGTTGTCCCGTTGATTGAGGCGCCTGGGGCTTTGGCGCAGGTAAGCGTAAAAGCAAAGGAGAACGCAACGACAACCAACCAAATCGACTTTAATCTTTATAGTTCGACCAACGTCGAAGCAACGGGGTATAAGGATTTCCGCGTTACGGTAAAAGTCGAAAGTTAAAACAATTCTTCCCGGGGGCGTGAGAAATCATGTCCCCCGGAAGAACCATACCTAAGAAAAGGGTTATTATGGAAATCGTTTATTTCGGGAAGAAGCAGCCGTACACTTTCACCATTTCAGCCGTCATTGACGGGAAAAAGACGCCTAAGTGCTTTCGTTTTATGCCGTTTAAAGCGCAAGAAGTCCCTGACCCATATGGGAAGATCATTATGGCAAATGGCGGTCCAGCCGGGATATTTAAACGGCTTGATGAAGACCCCCGCAAGCCGATTCCGGAACCAAAAGCGACCGGGGATGGATATGTGGGTGATCTCCCGGCGTCAAAAGTCTCAAAAGAAATACGGGAAAAAGAAGCGAAGAAGGAAGAAGGTAAAACCATCGAAGAAGTGATTGAAGAAACAAAAGAGAAAAAACACCCGCGAAGCCATTTTTTAAATAGGAAAAAGAAATGATTCTTGGCCAAGCCGTCCGGATTATTGATGTGTTAAAGAAACCGACTGGGGTAACGATAACGGACTCGGTTATTACAATAACTGACCCAAGAGGGAATGTCGTTGTCAACAGAGGGGAAATGACGCAAGAAGCCACGAATGTCTACACCTATGTTTATTCGAGCGAAGAGGGTGGGACAGAAGGTGAATATTCTTATGTCATAACGTATACGACCGACGCGCTGATAACAGATAAGGTCAAAGGTTCGTTCAGGTTGGAGACAGAAGAAAATGCTTAGCCGGACGTTTGTCGTCCCATATATGCAACACCAAACAAGCATTGAGCATTATATCCGGCATGTTACTTTTGCCATGGAAACGATTGAGGGGAATTTAGAATATATCTATTACGATGACGAACAGGTTTACTTCAATGGGGAGGCATTAGTGTACCGATGAAAAAACTTATTTTCATAATCTGTTTATTTCTCGTGTTCCCGACTTCCAGCCATGCAATCCTTAATTTGCATGAGGGAGAAGGCATTGACCTTACAAGCACAGGGACCGGGGGGACACTAACTGTCTCTGCTGAGAACGCAACCCCTACGAATAAAGGGATTGCTTCTTTTGGTGAGGATGATTTTAACGTGTCTTCCGGAGCGGTGTCAATAGACTATACGAACGGGCAGACAGCTTCCTCAACGTTGAAAGGGTTCTTATCTGCGAGTGATTGGTCAACTTTTAATAGCAAGCAGGACGGGCTTGGGTTTACGCCTGTTAATGCTGCTGACTGGACCTCGATAAACAATTATCCGGATCCGTGCGGAGCTGGAGGATTTATAACCGGATTAGGTGACACGCTTACTTGCGGCACGCCGATAACATCAGTATGGTCTGATTCCTCTGGAGACGTAAGCGATCTTATAGCCGCGACAGGAGACACGTTTGACGCTTCAAACGCGGATTCAACAAAGCCGATGATTGTTGTCGAGGGATGCCCGGCTACCTGCGAGATTGGAGAACTCTGTTTCAATGTTAGCGCGTCTGCGGGGTATAACATTTATGGGTGCACAGATGACGATGTCTGGACGTTGGAAGGGACAAATGTCTCAACGTCCCCTTTCGTTGCGTCCGGCACAAATGTATATTTGGCAGTCACGACAAATGATGTTGTTATTGGGGCCGAGACAGCCGTTGATGGGGCCAAGTTCTCTATAGATGGAGACGCCAACCAGATTCAAGCATTAATTCAAGGCCATTCTTCCCAAACAGAAAATTTGCTTGTCATTGAACAATCCGACGGGACGGATGTAATGACAGTAGATAATGACGGGACTGTTTCCGTAGGAGACGGGACAGTTGGCGGGTCAGTAAAATTAATGGAAGCAGCATCCCCGCCACAAACCATTGAAGCTGATTATGGCCAGTATTGGGTTGATACAACGCCTGTTCCTAAGTTTACGGATGGGAATGGTATTAATTGGACATTACTGACCGAAGACACCGTCGGGGCGGCTATTAACTGGACTTCAATAACTGAAACGGAATTGGATGGGATTAACTGGACTGCCTATTTGGGAGGGGGAGACTCTGTTAATTGGGACGATATTACTGAACTTGATCTTACTGGGATAAATTGGACATATTACGCTACTGCT